AAGAACTTACTAAAGGAGAAATACAGGAAGCCGTAGAAAAGGGAGAGGTAACTAAAGAGGAAATAATTGAAGAGTTTAAAAGGCAACTTGACGAATGGTGGTAATTGCCGATAATGTTGTATAAGAATAGTAGCCGATTTAACGAACGAACCATTGAGATAAGAAATTAAAATTATAAACACGCAAATAGTTTAATTACAGCCCAATAACGGCTATTTGCTATACATTTTGTTATAGGGCGTTTTATTATGGGAGTACACCACACATTAGTAAATAAAACAAAGAAAGAGTATTTTGATTTAGGTAAGTTTTTAAGACTACAAGACGGCACTAAAACCTTTCAAATTGATTCAACCAAATTACATGAATATTTGTATGAAACAAAAGGAGATATTATAAAAATAGATATTGAGGATTTTGAAGAAGATGGATATAATGAGATTGAGGGGCTTTAAATGCCCTATAACGCTATTAATAAAAACAGTAACGGATATGAAAAATAAAGCAAAAGAATTGCTAGAGCAGTACGAAAAAGATGGTAACTACCCTAAAATGAAAAAGGAGTTATTGATTTTATTTGATATTAGCAATCGTTTTTACGTGGGATTTGACGGAGAGACAGAAATAATATCAAGTAATGATAAACCACTAACTAAAGAAAATGCACCTAGAATTGAAGGGTATGAAATTGAATCTGAAAGGGAAGGAATTATAACCTATAAACCTAAATTACCGCTAATGAGCAAAGCTAAAAGCCGTTTTTTCTATGGCTTTTTAGGTTGTGTTAGCATTATTTTAAAATGACGAAACGATGAAAAGAGATTATAAGACAAAATTTAAAAGGCTTTCATTAATGAATAGATGGAAGCTAAAAAGCTACTCTAGAAATGGAGATTGGGTGATATTAGGTATACACCAATGGTATGCAAGCCCTACGGACTATTGTTATAAAATATGTGTATTTGGATTTGATTTGCAGATATGGTTTGAACGGCATTTTTATTAATGCTAACGACCCTAATAAAATGTAGTAGCGCACAGCTACAAGTGATTAGAAGCAGAACGCTAACCTGCGCTATTCATTTTTATTTATTGTTAGCAAACGTTTAAATTTTAAAATAATGGAAGATATTTGGAACAAAGGAGAAAGGTTTGACTTTAAAGAAAGTGAAATAAAAATATGTGGTGACGATAGAGTTCGTTTAACCACAAAAAAAGAGAACATAAAAGGGTATAAACTTAAATATGAATTAAGTTGTATAGACGAAAACGGAATAGCATCAAAGCAATATTTTTATGAGAAGGATGATGTTTGCTAACGTATGGTATAAGGCAAGAAATTTTACGGACTTAAATAATAAAATTATGAATAAAGAACAGAAAATAGACGAAGCAATGAATTGGTGGTATGACATTAGTGACCACCAAACAACTGAATTAATAATGAAGTATAAACTACGAAAGCCAATTAAAGAGCAGGACATAGTAAAATTATTTGCTTTATACGGTGTTAGCAAAACGAAGTGAACTGTTTAATTTTTGACTTATGATATACTCAACTGAAATAGAAAAATTCCCCAATGCGGGACAATACTTGGAATGCCATTCTTACCAAGATGAAAATGACTTTGAATGGAAAATAGCGAGGGTTCAAAATGGTTTTTTTGTAGCTTACTTTGGTGACCCATACTTTAAGGAAAATTACTTTAGCTTAGATGTAAATGGTAAGCATAAATTACTTGCAAACTCTGGATGCTTCTTTATACAGGATGAAGATTTTGATACTTTCTACGAGTTTAGAACCATTTTGAAAGAGGGTTGGACTGATGATATATGGGATAGCATTGGGGAATTTTTAACAGAAAGACTTACCCATGATGACGGACTTATGGAATGCGAAATAGTCAAAAATTAAATTGTGGCTAACATCCGAATAAAATACACTTCCAATTAATTATACATGCACTTTATTAAAAATTAAATATGAACTACAAAGAAAAACTAAATGATTTTAAACGTAACGAAATGCCTTATTTATACGAGGTGTTAATGAAGGATGGTCGATCCAAAAGTCACGGCTCTTGCAGGGTAATGTTAAGCAGGTTTAGAAACGGTTTAAGCTCTAGTAAGATACAGAGTAAAATTGAAGAAATCATCGATAACGTCCATAATGAATTGGTAGTATGCCGTAATATAGACGGTTTAGAATTTGACGTTAAAGGTGTTATTGTGGGTCGTAGCGATGGTAAAGACGTTTACATTGAATATACTAAGCTAATGAAGTTTAAAATCGAACTTGATCAATGCATATTTGATATGCACGACATAGATTATATCATGAAAAACGCTAGAGAGCGTGTTTTGGAAATGGGTTTTGAAAACAGGGACGGATTAAAATTATTAATAGCTAAATACATCTTAAATCAAGACAAAAATGACTAGGAAAGAATTTGACGATACGGCAGAAAATTGGTATCAACGAGTACACAAGTTAAATGCTATCAGGTTAAATGAGAGTGAGACTAATTTAAGAAGAGCCAAAGCCTCAAAGCTATGGGTCGAAATGGCTAAAAGAATGATGTTAATAACAGAGATACTTCTAAAAGCCAATACCCCTAAAGCTCCTAAATTTAAACCCGGTGGTATAGTATGCGAAGGAACAGAGGTAAAGCCCGGACATGAATACATTATTGAAACGATTAAAAAACTGAACAATGACTAAAGAAATTATAATACAAAGCACTAAACACACAGCAAATTCAATCATTATAGACTTCATGTATAATGGGGCTTGGTGTAAGACAGCAATTAACTCTATAAACTATTTAAATTGGTTGAAAAAAGAGGTGAATATGATTGTTCATTTTACTAACATAAAAGAGTTGTTAAAAAATAATGACATATTAGCTGAGTATGTTAGCTATACAATAAACACCGAAAGACATCCTTTTTCTTATCTGTTAGAAATGCACCAAGAATTAGAAGGTGATTTATTAGAAAATATGGAAGGATTACAAATTATTCTATCAAATAATTAGGATAGATGAAACCTTTATGTTACATTTACAGTATAATTAATTAAACCCATAACCAAAATGAAAGGAAGTAAAGAACAACCAGTATCAAAGCCAAGAACATCCAAAGAACGCACAGAGCATTTATTAATAATAATGAGAGATGTTCATGGGGTAGATAAAAACGGTGTAGAAGTACTTAAAAAGCACTTAGGCCATATTGTGAGACAAGCAAGAATTGAGGTATTAGAGGAAACTTTAAACGATAAATAGAAATGAGTAATATAATCAAAGAAGCAAAAGAGGAATTTAGCCTAATAAAGTCTGATTTCATACAACTAACAGACGAAAAGACTTTCATGCGAGAGTGTTCTTTTGCTGTTCAGTTAATCAACAATAGCCCACAATTACAAAAGTGCGATCCTATTTCGATCAAAGGAGCCGTTTTAAACGTAGCTCAAACAGGTTTAACCCTAAACCCTACAAATCCATTTGGTTATCTTATACCGTCTTGGAACAACAAAACAAAGAAGTATGAGTGTCAGTTCAGAGCATCGTATCAAGGATTGGCGAAATTAATTACAGATACCGGAAGCGTTAACAGTATTGAATGCCAGGTTGTTTACGAAGGTGACCGTATTAAATTTGACATGGCATCTAAAGAAAAGGTTAAAGAACATGTTCCTTATTGGCTAAACGGAAAAGAGAAAGGTAAAATAATTGCAGTTTATTCGCTCGCTACTCTTCCGGACGGAACTATCCATTCAGAAAGTGCAGGAATTCAGGACATATACGATACTGTAAGGGCTAAATCTGAAGCTTGGAAGACGTATGAAGCAAAGAAAATGTCTACTTGTGTTTGGATAAAGGATGAAGTTGAAATGTGCCGTAAAGCGATTATAAGACGTCACACAAAATACTTACCTAAATCTGAAAAATGGGAAAAATTAAACAAAGCCATTGAATTAGATAACGATGATTACATGTTGGATATAGATTCACCAACAGTTTCGTTTATCAACAGCCTTTTGAGAACGTCTATTATATCAGACGAGCAGAAAGCAGGGATTGAAATGGAAATTACATCAGGTGAATTGAAGCAAAACGAAGCAAGCGAAATAATTGAAATGCTTAAACAGAACCAACCCGACCCGATTGACTCCGGTAATAATTACAGTCAAACTGATATTCAAAAAAAATTAGATAAGCAAGGATTATGAGTGATAAAAAAATAGTATTAGTTGGTGGCCTTGAAGGTGTAAACTCTAAAAAGGATAATACATTCTCTTTAAGATTCGGAACTCAAGAATTAACCACACAACAAAAACTTTCAATCTTAGAAGCTCAAAATGGTTTTGGTATACTAGTATTCAAATACGACAAAGAAACCATGAGCGACGAGGAAATGGAGGAAATAGATAAATCTGAGGTCGATCTTTACGATAACACAAAAACCAAGTCACAACGTTTAAGAAATACCTTGTATGTTTTATTTCAACAAACTGAATTGAAAGGACATGAAAAACCTGAGATAGTAAAGGAATTGTGGAAGGATTTTTATTCAACCAGAATGGAATTATTGATCAATCAAATTAAAGCTAGACTAGAACCTTAACCAAGATAATTAGAAACACTATTAAAGCAAAACTATGAGCCAGAACCAAACAATTTTAAAACACCTATTGCAAGGTAAGTCGATTACCGACCCACAAGCCAGAGAATTATATAATGTTCGAAGGCTTTCAGCGCGTATTAAAAATTTACGTGAAAATGAACATCCTATAAAAACATTAATAATTGAAGACGGTAAAAAGAAGATTGCTAAATATTACATTGAAAACCCACAGCAACCATTGAATTATTAATAATTAAGTATTATATTTATAACAGTTCTTTAGATATTAAGATGTTAGGCGTACACATCAAATCAATAAATACTAAGCTCTTAGCTTGTGTCCGTACGCCAATAGACATGAGGTAAGGGCTTTTTTAATTTAGGCGTATGGATTATGATAAATTTTTAGAAAACAAAACAAAGACACATATTGAAAGTGGATTCGATGTTAATGAATCTGATTTGAATAATTACCTCTTTGACTTCCAAAAGTACATTGTTAAAGTATCATTGAAAAAAGGACGGTTTGCTATCTTTGCAGATTGTGGATTAGGCAAAACATTAATGCAGTTGTCGTGGTCCGAAGAGGTTGTTAAACACACTGGTAAGCCTGTTTTAATATTAGCTCCATTGGCGGTTGTTGGTCAGACAATACAGGAGGCTAAAAAGTTTGGTATTGAGATTGAAAAACTTAATACGAATATTGAAAACCCTATAAATTCATTAGACGGGATATTTATTATCAATTACGAGCAACTTAAAAACATTGATGTTAGTGTGTTTTCTGGTATTGTGTTAGATGAATCAAGTATTTTAAAAGGTCGTGACGGGAAGTTATCGAGTCTTATTATTGACTCTTTTAAATATACTCCTTATCGATTAGCATGTACCGCCACACCTTCCCCAAACGATCATATGGAATTAGGCCAACATAGCCAATTTTTAGGAGCTATGACATACTTAGAAATGTTATCCATGTTCTTTGTCCATGATGGGGGCGAAACGTCTAAATGGAGGCTAAGGAAACATGCAAAGGATAACTTTTGGAAATATGTATGTACGTGGTCAATTTCTTTAGATAATCCTGAAACATTGGGTTTTTCTATGGATGGTTACGAGTTACCAGGTATTGAATTTATAGAACACATTATACCAGTTGAAAACATATCCGGTACTTTATTTGGTGACGTAGCAGTAAGTGCCACGGATATAAATAAAGATTTGCGACGATCATTTGATAAGCGAATTGATAAAACCGTTGAATTAGTTAACTCCAATGATGACCAATGGATAGTTTGGGGTTTGCAAAATGCTGAAACAGACGAGCTAAGGAAGCGTATTAGTGATGGATTTAATGTACAGGGTAGCGACAAACCAGAATATAAAGCTGATAAATTGCTAGGGTTTGCTAACAATGAATTCAGGACGTTGATAACAAAGACAAGTATTGCAAGTTTTGGAATGAATTATCAGAATTGTTTTAACATGGTTTTCTGTTCTTATGACTTTAAATTTGAGGCGTTTTATCAGGCTGTAAGGCGTTGTTATCGTTTCGGGCAAATGAATAACGTTAAGGTACATATTTTAATACCTGAGAGCCAAGGCAACGTTAGAAAGACCATCCTATTAAAAGAGTCAAAACACAAATTAATGATTAAGGAAATGGCTAAATATTCAAGTCAAGCCGATTATACATCAAATAAAACCGCAAAAGTAATGAGCAAAGAAATCAAAACCGATAATTATCATTGTATCAATGGAGATTGTGTACAAGAAGCATCTAAACTAGAAGATAATTGTGCCGACATAGTTGTTTTTAGCCCTCCATTTGCTGAGTTGTATGTTTACTCTGATAAGGCCGAAGATATGGGTAATGTGTCTAATTACAATCAATTTAAAGAACATTTTAGCTACTTGATTCCTCAATTGAAAAGAACTTTAAAACCCGGTAGAATATGTGCCGTTCATTGTATGGATCTACCTATTCAAAAAGGCAAAGAAGGATTCATTGGATTGAGAGATTTTAGCGGAATGATTGAGCAAATGTTTACAAAAGAAGGGTTTATTTACCATGCCAGAACTACATTATGGAAAAACCCAGTAACAGAAATGCAGCGAACTAAGACATTAGGGTTACTACATAAACAAATTAAAAAGGATTCTGTAATGTCAAGGGTAGGTATTCCGGATTACATTTTGTTTTTCAGAAATGCTGGAGAAAATGAAACGCCTATTACACATCAGGATACAGATTCTTCTAAGCCGGATTATTTACCAGTTGATCTATGGCAAAAATACGCTTCTCCTGTTTGGATGGATATCAATTATGGCCGAACTTTACAATACACAACCGCAAGGGACTCGAACGATGAGAAGCATATTTGCCCTTTACAGTTAGATACCATTGAAAGGATATTACATCTATATTCAAATGAAGGTGAAACTGTTTTAAGTCCGTTTGGCGGCATTGGATCTGAAGGTTGGCAGGCTTTAAAAATGAATCGTAAAAGCATATCTATTGAGCTAAAAGAGAGCTATTACAATATTAATGTTAAGAATCATAAATCTGCTATTGAAACAAAAGCACAATTACAATTATTATGATAGACGAAGATTGGATAACAATACCTACAGGAAATTATAAACCTGAATTAGAAAAGTGGGATTTGACCGAGTTAGAAACCTTCTTTAAGACTGTGAAACAATGGCCTGAAAATATAAAATTAGATGCATGTTCCACGGTTACTGATATTGAAAAGTTCGTAAAGAATCACTTAACAATAGTAAGGGCCAGCAATGGAAAGGAAAGTTTTAAGCATTATTTAGGAAGATTAGAATTAGTTAGAGATAAGCTTAACGGACATGGTAACGGACATGAGGTTGCCAACAAAAACACAACCAATTGATTAACAACAAGTAATAACGGACATTATAAACTATAAAACAATTGAAAAATGGATATTACAACAATTAATGACACTTTTGAATATCAAATAAAGCAAATATTCGAAAGTATGAAAGACGATTATGAATTAGAGATGGCTGAAAAGGATGTAAACAATGAGCCTTTAGATACTTTTTCAAATTGGCTATGGAATAATAAAGATGATTTAGGCACGAAGTTCTATGATAGAATAGATGAATATCTTGGTATTGATGAGTTTACTAAGAAGTATAATTTTTAACCCTTTTAACCAAATAAAAAAAACAGATAAATGAAAACAAATAAAGAAGTTTGGAGGGAATTAAAATTCAGGGCTTGGAATGGTGAGAAAATGATTGTTGATAACTTTGACATTGAAGATTTAATGAGTGGGATATTGATGTTTGATCCGGGGTTAATATGGATGCAATACATAGGATTGAGAGATATTAATGGTAAAGAGGTTTGCGACAAAGATATAGTAATATTTGAAGATGAAACCATTGATGTTGTTGGATGGGATAATGAATGGCAATATCATTCGATAAATAACCTTGACAACTCTCAATCAAACTTCAGTGAAGCGGGATTAGAAATTATTGGAAATATTTTTGAAAATCCTGATAAATTAACCTCAAATAACTAAACAAAAAGTATTATATTTATACTCAAGTTCTTTTGAAATTTTTATGTTAGCTGCATCTAACTATATAAATAAATTTTTACAAGCCTTTTGGGTTTCGAATGCAGTCGAGATTCAAAGGGCTTTTTTTATGGATTTTTAAATAAAATTCTTATGGCAAATGTTAAACTACTATTCTGTGATTACGAAAATGATCAAATTCAGCTTCGTTGTTTTGCGAACACTGGTAATCTGATATTTATCGACATAGAAGATACGGGGCAAGACAATGATTATAACAGTCAATTCATATGCTTAGATAAGGCCACAGCGATTAAATTATCCAAGACACTAAAAACAGCGATTAATGAAATTGAATAGCTACGATCTATCAAGAGAGTGGTTTAATTTCTGTTTCGATAATCCAGAAAAGATTAGGCCATTACACACAGCAATATTATTTTTTGCTATCGAGCATTGCAACAGATTAGGATGGAAGGAGAAATTTGGATTCCCTTCTCAAATGGTAATGGATGCAATAGGTGTTAAAAACTGGCATACTTTCTCTAAAGGATTAAATGATTTAGTTGGGTTTGGATATATTAAAATGATACAAAAAAGTAAAAATCAGTATTCAAGTAATATCATTTCGTTGAAAGTTGGTAGGCCAAAAAACAACGAAGCACTTGACAAAGCACTATCGAAGCATGCATCAAGGCAACCATCGAATCACTATCAAAGCACGGTTGGTATAGATAAACAAACAAACAAGGAACAAACCAACAAACCAACAATAGAAAAAAAGAAAAAGAAAAAAACTCTCTCTCACTTATTTACTGATTCTGAATTTTTTGATTATGAAAAATTTGCTTCTAAGGTGTACGAAGATGAAAAATACCAATGCTTCGATTGTGCGTACTACTACGAAGCCATTAAAAACTGGTCAGATAATGACAACAAAAAAACTAATTGGATAGCTACGGCCAAAAATTGGATGATTCGAGATTTGAAAAAAAACGACGCTAAATTAAGTACAGATGCAGAACAACAAATTAACAACAACGGAAAATCAGCAGGATTCGCAGCAATTGATGCAATGCCAGATTGAAGAGGACAGGTTTGAATTCAACGATATGTTGGATAAATACGTGAAAGATGGAAATCCAAATATGGCACTCATAAGAGATCAGCCTCAGATTAGTACACTTGCAAGAGAGGATAAGAAATCAACGAGGAAGTACATTTATTCACTTCTAAGCGATTTAAATAGTTATTACAAGGTAAACCCTGAAATGAAATTAAAAGACGCTGAGATAGTCGATTTAACATTAACGTTGATGAAGGATTATTTTCATTATCGAGTTCAGGACTTCGCGTTATTTGTTAGAAATGCAAAAGCAGGTCGTTACGGGAAGTCTTTTAATCGATTAGACGGGCCAATGATACATGAATGGATTGTCAAATATGATCAAGAAAGGAGCTACATACAGCAAGTAACTAACAGTTATTATAAAAAAGTAGACACAAACGAACGCACATCAACTAAAAACAAACTAGACGTTGAAAGGATGAAATTAAATCTAGGAACGTACACACAGGAAAATATTGAAAAAAAGAAGATTCAAGAACAAAACAAAAACCAAGAGTAAAAACCCAAACCCATGAGACCAGAAACCATATTAAAAGCAGTAAGTAATAAAACCGGAATATCAATTGAAGATATTAAAAGCGAATCTCAAAAGTATGAAATACAGTACGCAAGAAACATGTATTGTTATTGTTGTCAGGAGTTAAGACCTTATTTAAGTGCTTCTGTAAAAAAAATAATGTTATTAATCAATCGAAAACATTCAACCTTTTATAACGCAGTAAGCACCATGAAAGGATTTATTGAGGTAGATAATGTTGTTAACTCTGAAGCTGTTTCTATACTAAGAAAGTTGATTCCAAAAAACGAAAAAGTAAGGTGTAATCCTTGTAAGGCTATTTTTTTAACAGTTTAAATAAGTGAATTATGCCTATATACTACGGAAAATCGAAAGACGGATCTGACATGAAGGAATTTGAAGGGTTTTATGTTAATCCTGATAATGACAATGAATGGAGTTCGCAGCCTTATCCATCACAGCGAAGGATGATAGATAAAAAGAATTCAGTATTAGATTACATGAAAGGCAAATACACTTTAGATGATGTATACGCTCAAATAAAAAACAAAACATGCAAATTATCATACAGGTTAAGGCAATATGTATTGTCTCATTATGACTCTGACGGTAATTTTATAAACCCATAAACCATGACAGACGAGACAAAGAAAGCAGCAATTTACCAGAAATAATTTAACATGCACACAATCAAAATAAAGCCATTAAGCGTAAACAAAGTTTGGCAGGGCAAGCGATTTAAAACCCAAGTGTACAAATCCTATGAAAAAGAATTGTTATACACACTACCGACCGCTAAAGTGCCAAAACCACCGTATAAGATATCGTATGTATTCGGTATGAGTTTAAGCAGTGATATTGATAACCCGGTAAAGCCGTTTCAAGATATCTTATGCAAGCGTTATAATTTTGATGATCGGTACATATTTGAGATTAATATCAAAAAGGTTAAAGTTAAGAAGGGAGAAGAATTTATTCAATTTGATATAGAGCATTATGCAGAAGCACACTAAAGTTTATATGGATTATTTCGGATACGGTATTGATGATTGGATACCATGCGAAATTGATAACAAAAAATGTATTGACGTTCATCATATTGACGGTAGAGGAAAAGGAAAAAACGTAATTGAAAACTTAATAGGTGTTTGCCGCGAATGCCATGTAAAGTGCCATGAATCAAAAGAATTTAACGAAAAAGCAAGGGAAATACACCTTAAAAACCTATGATTGCTAACACCAAAATAAAAAACGTTTCAATGTTTTTTTACACCTTGTCAGCACACGTTAATTAATTTGAAAATATGAGATACTTAATAACAACAAAAGAAACTTACTCGCCATTTTTAACTAAATGGTTTGAGGCTGAAAATCACTTTAATGCTGATTTAGAAATGATAGTCTATGATTTAGTAGAAAACAAATATACTACTGATGGTAAAAAATGGCACGAAATAGAGATTGACCACCTTTAATGTGTGCTAACGTTTGAGATAAGATTAGTTGCGTAGAATTATTAACAAAATTAAATAAATAGAAACAATGACAAAAGAAGAAATTTTATATGAAACTGCTGGATTAATATACACAGAACATCCAAAAGTTATTAAAGCAATGACAAAATTTGCAGAAGCCTACGCAAAGGAGGTTAATACAAAACAACAGGATAAGAGATTAAAAGAAGCAAAACAATTATTAAGAATGGTTATATGCGAAAATTACGACCAAGTAGATACTTGGGAATTAAACCCACAAACTAGAGATGAAATTGAAGTTTTTCTAGGATGGAAGCGAGTATAAAAAAATGTCCCAGTAACCAGCTGAGACACATTATTTAACCCATAAACCAAATAGAGATGAATTTGACAATTTTAACCCAACAAAAACCGTCTAATTTCAAAGTAAAAGTAAAAGAAAAAAGCGAATCTAAAACACGAAGTTATTCACTAATAGACCCTTATAATTTCGAAAACATTTTGAACGTATGTTGCTTGATTTTCAAACAAAACCCTATAGATGTATTAAAAGTAACTGAAAACAAGAGGTTTACCAGAAAAAGAGAATGTATTTATATCAGATTTGCTGTGAAATATTTACTTTATGTTAATGCTAGAATGACATATGAGGGTATAGGTTATTATTTTGTTGTTAACGGTAAGGCTATGGATCATTCTACAGTAATCCACGCGGTAAGAAAAGTACCTCAATTACTTCATTCTACTAAAGGAAAGATTGAATTTTCTAAACCATTTGCGGAGGTTGAAAAAATTTTAAGTAATCAATACGATGTTTATGAGAGAAATAAGAAATAATTAAGTATATTTACATTAACACCGCGAAAACATGAAAAATTTTATCGACCATAAAGCAATAAGTAGGGTGTCTCCTTTCGGAGAATTCACTGTCGCGGTGTCGCCCTACTTGCTTTTTACTGGCGATGGGAAATTGAAAACAACGGATTTAAACTAATTAAATAACATCTAACAAAGAATAAACCCTAATAGAATGGAAGATATACCTAAAAGTTTAAAAAGATTAGACCCGAATAAAAAACAAGATATAACATTTGAAAAAAGAGATACTTTGATGGTTTTTAATACAGATAATTATTGGTGGTGTTACTATGATTATAAAACTAATAGTCTATACGATCAATTTTGCCGTAAAATTAATGTCAATGCAAAAGATTACCTCATGAAAATAGGCGTATTGAATAGTAATAATGAGAAAATAAAACAGAGTGATTTTTATTAACCAAACCCTAACACCCTAAACAAAGAAAGGATGAAAATATTCGAATTTGAATCACAAGAAAACGCATTCCCTACTGATTGGATTTACGCCAAAGACATGGAGGATGCTAAAGAATTTTACATGCGCCATACAGGATGTATTGAATCTGATTTAGATGATATTAACATAATTGATATACCGCAATCTGAGTGGAAAGACAAATTTATTGTTGATCCTAATGAGTATAGTGAGGATAAAACAGAAGAAGATGGCTATATCAACGGCTACAAAATACAAATGACATTTCAAGAATATGCAGATCAAAACACTATCATAGATATTATCTGCACCTCTGAATTTTAAACCATATTGTTAACCTCAACAAAAAGGAAAGATGATACCCGACGAAATAGATTGGCAAGAATACGTAAACGAAAACATTCTAAAATAAATTTCGTAAATTAGTATAAATGAAATCTATAGACGACATAGTAAAGCAAGCAACATATCCTAAGTTCGTGGAATTTGAGATAATACAAAAAGCTTTCGATTGCTGTGGACAAGAAATAGAATAGCGAACTAATGGAACAACAAACAAAGACATATCCTAAATTAATATTATCATTTTCTACCTTAGATTATATCGAAAAAAGTATATCTAAGGGGTTTAAGTGGAGTGCAGAATGTAGTACACATTATGTAAGAATTGAAACTAATATAAGCGCTAACTAATGAGAAGACTAATTAATAAATTAAAGACAGCTCAATATGGACAGTATTGGGAGCTGTAACAATGTTTTTAATAGGATCGGGAGTGTATTATTGGGTAAGTAAATTAATTAAAACCTTTTTATAATGGAAGCGATTTATAAATGTTTAGACAAACATATTGACTTAGATAAAATAATCAGCATAAGCGATATTTCATTTGAACGAATAGACGGAGTAAGACCCATCCTTAAATTTTATGTCCACTTTCAATTATCAGATAAAGGGAGAGAATTTTACATGTATCTGCATGATAAACAATATGATGGATATATAGTTAGGCTTATTAACGGGGATAAAGAGTACCAAGGGCCTGATCTTGAAGACGATCATAAATTATCTGAAATTTTACCTAAAATAAAACATGCCGCCAAAATAATAGATGCGCGAAATGATTTAATCGAAACTTGGAGAAATTATAAGAACAATTCTAAAATAGCGAACTAATGGCATACAGCGACAAACAAAAGACAGAGATAGTAAACAGAGCATGTGAAGCAATAGCACAAGGAGAACCAATAAGGAAAATATTAAAAGGAGACGACATGCCCAGCTCATCAACGTTCTTTAGTTGGATAGAGGAAGATATAGAGAAAGCAAAACAATACGCGCGCGTTTTAAATGTGAGGGCGCACTTAAAATTTGATGAAATAGATGATATTGTTAACGAAGATTGTAGTTACACGATAACGGACGAACAAGGGAATACAATAACAAGAGTTGACACTGGAAAAATACAGCACCAAAGATTGAAATACGATGCTGTAAAGTGGAAAATAGGCAAGATGAACCCTAAAAAATACGGTGATAAGATAGAGCAAGAAATAACAGGTAAAGGGATTAATATAATAGTCAATTCTAAAGAAGAACTAAACGATTTAAACAGTATCGGTAAGGATTTATGATATTTACCAAATCATTCTGGAAACACAAGGAATTAAACGCACGAATTAACGTCTCTCAAGGCGGCACTAGCTCCGGTAAGACTTATTCAATACTACAAAACCTTTATTTTATATCTAATAACGTTGACGGCCTATTAACTTCTGTGGTGTCTGAGAGTATGCCACATTTAAGAAGGGGGGCAATGCGTGACTTATTCAATACTACAAAACCTTTATTTTATATCTAATAACGTTGACGGCCTATTAACTTCTGTGGTGTCTGAGAGTATGCCACATTTAAGAAGGGGGGCAATGCGTGACTTTTTCAACATACTAAAGGAGAATGACTTATATGTAAGGGATAATCACAACAAAACAAACAATACTTATCAGGTCAATAACTCGGTGATTGAATTTTTCTCAGTTGATGACCACGCAAAACTAAGGGGTGCGCGTAGGGATATATTGTTTATGAATGAGTGTAATAATACCTCATATGAATCATTCAACCAGTTAGAGGTTAGAACAAAGAAAAGAGTTTATTTAGATTATAATCCGGTGTCAAGCTTTTGGGCGCATGAGAAAGTTATTACAAGGCCAGATACGGCGTTTTTAAAAACGACATACTTAGATAATGATGCTTTAGCACCTGAGATTATTAAATCAATTGAAGCGCGTAAAAGTGATGTTAATTGGTGGAGGGTTTACGGACTTGGTGAAGTAGGGATGTTGGAAGGATTGGTGCTAAGTAATTTTGTTATAGTAGATGATATGCCTACAGAGTATAAATGGAAAGCGTACGGCCAAGACTTTGGATTTACAAACGATCCATCAACATTAATAGACGTTACTTATGCAAATGGTGAGTTATGGCTTGACGAATTACTATACGATAGAGGCTTGACGAATGGTGATTTAAGTAATAAGTACAAGGATATTGGATTGAATAGACGTTCTCAGATAATAGCAGATTCAGCAGAACCAAAGAGTATTGAGGAATTGCACCGTATGGGATGGTTTATAAAGGGTGCACACAAAGGAAAGGACAGTATCATGAACGGTATTGATATAATGAAAAGGTATAAGATCAATATAACTAAACGCTCAACTAATCTAATCAAGGAATTTAGGAATTATACATGGCAATCAGACAAAGATGGTAATGTTATTAACAAACCAATAGACCGATTTAACCACGGGATAGACGCTGTTAGGTATGTTTGTTTAAATAAAATTGGAAAACCAGTAGGCAGAATAAATGCATATGCTTAGAAAATTTATTATATTAGTGCAGACAAACGAAGGAACATGTTAAAATCTCATCTAATTAATTCCATAAAAAAGAATTATATTGCGAAATCCTCAAAATTCAGAGGGTGAAGTCACACAAAACACCGGTAAAACATAATTAACTTTTAACAAAATCATAAAATCATGGCTAAGAAGAAAACAACTAAGAAGGAAACGGTTAATAAGGTTAGTAAGGATGAAATCGCTTCAGGCGGTTCTGAATTATTTATGACAGGCAAGGATATTGAGCAAGTTCAGAAAGATAATGTAGAGCATTATTCTAAACCATTAGCAGAAGAAATTAAAAATAAACCATTAAACGAGTCAGACGTTGACAACGAATTAAAGGACGCTCTAAAGACTTTAGGTTCAATCCAAAGTAAATATCAACAATTAGGAAGAACACCGAAGGCACGTAAATTACGTGACGTTGTAAGAGGTTTGAGAACAGGTTATAAAGAGTGGAAGTAAATGCACCACTGGACAATCAAAGGAAGCGATAAAGAATTTAGCACACCTCAAAACTGGTCTGAAATAACTATCAGTAAGTTTGCGCAATACCAAGATTTAGTAAAGGAATTGCAAAAGGACTTTATTGAGGTGTTCAATTTGAAGGACGAAACAGAAATCAACACCATTACGGACGTTGAAATACTGAACGTATTCCCGACGTACTACCTAAAGATCATTTGTTTCTGGTCCGGTTTAACACATAGTGAAGCTCTGAAGATTAATAAAAAAGACTTCTTTGCAGTTTACATCAAGTTAAATCAGACCTTAGGCGAAAGCTTAAAGGATCAGAACCTAGAGTCTTTCGAGTTCAAAGGATTGGAATATCTATTCCCTAAAAACACTCAAGACATAAACGGTAATATAGCTTACATGGGTGGCGAATCATTTGGTAGTATGATTTATATGTTTCAGCAAGAGCAGAATCTAAAGGAGTTGGGAAAGGGTAGGTTTGATGTAATAGCAAAACAAATGGCTATAAGTTGCAGACCCGAAGGCGAAGAATACGATCCAGACAAAACTAATGTAAGGGCTAAGATATTCAAGGATTTATCAATGGACGTTGTTTGGCAATGGGTTTTTTTTTCGATAAGACAAACGAAAAAATACAAAAGAACTACAAAGATTTATTCGGAGGGGGAGGCAAAAAGTCAAAGCTAAGTAGTTTCGGTTGGTACAATAGTTTGTTTCAAGCATCGAAAGGAGACATTACAAAGATGGAAGAAATTGAGAAGATGCCATTTTACCAAGTCATGACCTATTTATTATACGATCATTATTTATTAGAAGCAAAGACACCAAAGAAAAAAAGAAAGTGAGCCTACCTAAAATACTACTAGCAGCACCAACCAGCGATAAGAAGGATTATTGCTTTGATAAGTGGGCGGATACCGTGTTAAACTTGGATTATCCTAGTTACTCGGTAATGCTAGTTGATAACTCACACGATGAAGAGTATTACCACAAAATACTTGACAGGGGTATTTACTGTATACATGTAAAGCCGGAAGGAAATGTAGTTGATTACATTACAGATTGTCAGAATTTAATAAGATATTACGTATTAAAGGGCGGTTATGATTACCTCTTTTCTTTAGAGACAGACGTTTTTCCACAGCGTGACACACTGTTATCACTTGTTCTTAATAATAAACCAGTTGTAACCGCCCCTTATTTAGTACAATATAAAGGGGGTGACCCTACAATCTGTTGGCTGGACGCAAATGACCAACACATAGGTAAGAATAGCTATTTACAAACAAGATTAGTTGACACAAAAGAAACATTACATAGAGTTACGGGTAAATTGGTCAAGGTTTTTGCTTGTGGAATAGGCTGTACGTTAATACATTCAGAAGTTCTTAGAGAAATACCGTTCAGGTCTGAGGTTGCAGATAACGAAACACGTATGGACAAGAGTGTATTTTCAGACAGTCTATTCTATATTGATTGCATGAAAAAAAAGATACCTTGCTATTTAGATACCAGCTTATTAGTTAGACATGAATATTCAGGATGGGACGATAATTTAGATTTATATAAATAGAATTTATGAGTAATATTTACGATAAGGAGATTACAAAGGACAATAAAACATTTAAAAAAGTCGCTTTAGGTTATATTCGTGCAGATAAATCGCCATGTGATTGTTGTGATGAAGATAAGGTACTTGCAACAATATGGCCTTTATGTGGTGATGCGCTATGTATTTGTAAAGATTGCTTAACTAAAATAGTTGATGAATTTTAAATAAAACTTAAAAAATGCAATTAACTAAGGAATTATATGATATAATAGATAACGATTGTCAAAGCTTTGAGGATAAAACGGGGTATGATGTAGATGTAAACGATATTTTATATTCATACTTACAGTCAAGTGAAAAGGTATTTTATATTTTGAATGATTGGGATGAGGGAAAAGACAATGATCCGTTTTGGAATGAAGAAAAAAACGAGCATTCAGCAATAGTATTTATAAAAGAAATGTGTAAAAAAATAGACAATGGATTACAAAGAAAGGATTGACGAGTATAAGGAAGAAATAGAGATTACAAAGAATGGAATTAAGGCTTATAAGGCTGGTGATTCTGTAATGATCGCACTTTATGAGACTGATAAAACTGTGTTTAATCTTGAGTTAGAGGTCAAGAAAAAGGAAGCTTTATTACTTCAACTCCAAGACAAAATGAAAGAAGCTGAAATAAGATTCAAGGAAGAATTCAAGCACATGAAGGCAAATTGGAAAAAGATTTTAAAATTAGCTATGGATAGCAAGGATAAATTTCCAAAGGATTTAAAGAGAATGGTAATAGCTATCAAAGACAAGGATGTTAAAAAAGCATGGCAAAGCGACGAACACAAATTGCAAGCGTATAAAACATTAAGAAATATTTTAAACGAATACAGCAATGGAAAATCGGTATAAGATAAAGGAAGAGTATAAAAAGTTGATCAATAAAGATAGAAGAGATTTGGAATATACAAAAAGGGGTATAGACTATTACTCTTATCCAGCTACAAATTCTGGTTTATATTTTGAGGGGACTTTCACTGATGAATTATTCGAGAAAGTAGAGGAAGAACCTAAACGGATAGAACTTGTTATACAACGGTCTAATGAGGGTAATGATTATATACGTAAATCAGATCGATCTGAAATAACTGAGGAAGAGATTGAGATAATGAACAAAGCCATAAACGGTGAACTGGTAGAGAAGGAAAAGAAACAAGGTTATGATCTGGAGCTTTATATTAAAAAGGAAAAAATCAGAGAATGGATAAAAGACAATGCAGAAAAGAAAGCTCCTAATCTTATGGACTTAATAGAAATATTAAATAAATGAACCTAACAATAATAACAGCGGTCTGGAAACGTCCAGAAGTATTTGAAATGTTCGCTCAAGGCGTTAAGATGCTACAGAAGCATTTTAAAGGACGTTTAAATATCACAGTAAGTATAACAGGTTCAGAGGGTGAAGATTCTAAAAACATGGTAGAAGCTCACGGATTCTTGTATACTGAACACCCTAACAGAGCATTAGGCCAGAAGATGAACAAGGCGGCTATAAAAGCCAGACAACATAACCCTGATTACTGTCTATTAATTGGGTCGGATGATGTAATAGGGGCCTCAATGTTAGAAAAGTACTATGAAGAAATGCTAAAAGGCACTGATTATATCAGTGTAAAAGACTTTTATTTCTTCGACACTGAGACAAAACGAGGGTTATATTGGAAGGGCTATAATAAAAACGCTAATAGAGGGCATGCTTGCGGAGCCGGTAGAATGTTATCACATAGAATAATGGAAGGATTAGGTTATCAACCGTGGTATAACGACAAGCTGCATGGGGTTTTAGACACCGCATTTGATAGAAGGTATAGAAGCGTTAAGGGATTAAACCCAATAGAGAAAAGTTTTTTTCTTAGGGACTTTAACGGCTTCGGATTAGATATAAAGAGTAGTACCAATATGACACCGTTTGCACTATGGGATAATACTGAATTTGTAGACGGTAAGAAATTACTATTTGATAATTTACCAAAAAAATTAGCTGCACAAATTTGGGGTGATCCTAAGAATTGCCCAACGTGTGGTAAAAAGTTATGAAGATATTTATAACAGGCTGTGCAAAGTCAGGAACCACTTTACTAGGTAGGTTAATGCATGCATTTTCAGGTATTCAACATATAAATGAAGAAGTTTCAATTGATGACTTTGTAAGAGTTAAGCCAACAACTAATTGCTTAGTTGGAAAACGATCGGAATTCACGGTATTTAGTCAGATACAAAAGAAGGAAGAAACACAAAGACAATTGGAGTTAATATCGAAGAATGACATTAAGATTATCAACGTTGTAAGGGATGGTCGAGATGTAGTTAAAAGTTTTTGGGATGATTGGGGTTATTGGAATCCGTTAATATGGATAGATGCCATACAACAAATGAGAGAATATCCTCAATATATTAGCTCCACTGTATGGTATGAAGATATAATTAACCGTCCAAACATAGTTCAGTACGAATTAATGAAGCACTTTAACTTAGATAAAGTACATAGATTTAGTGATTATCCTGATTTTACCCCCGGATATAGTTATGTTTCGAATAAAAAAAACTACTTACAAAGAAAAATTAGTAATGTGTCTATAAATAAAGACAAGAATTTTTATAAGAAAAGACCAAACGATATTGAATACTTTAACAAACAACTAGAATATTTAGGATATGATATATCATAGCAAGGAAAATACTATCCATGAAACGGCTTATGTAAGCCCTAACGCTATATTAGGAAAAGGCAATTATATAGGAGCTTTTACTGTTATTGGCCCAAATGTTAAGATAGGAAACAACAACCATATAGGAAGCCATTGTATTATTGGGGATATTCCAGAGAGTAGAGAATTTTTTAAGGAGCATTCCGGCAAAGTTCACATAGAAGATAATTGCAGAATTTACAAACAGGTAACAATTGACGGGGCGACAGAGAATGTCACGGTTATAATGAGTAATTGCGAGTTTCTAAAGAATAGTCACGTTGGACATGATGCTGTGATATATCAGAATGTAAGCCTAAGATGTAATGCTTCGGTCGGTGGTTTTGCTACGCTTCACAGTGGTGTAATGATCGGAATGAACGCGAGTGTTCACCAAAGAGTTGAAATACCTAAACGGGTTATTATAGGGATGAATAGTTGTGTAACAAAAAAACAATTCTTAGATGAGAATAGTATTTATGGAGGTGTGCCTGTTAGAAAATTAAAAAAGAGATTGTAATGTGCGGAATTCTAGCAGTAGTAGGAGATTATAGGTATAAAGAAATACCAGAAGCATTAATTGAACGTGGTCCAGATGGATCAGGAATGTATCAAGACGACTATGTTCAGTTAATGCAAACTCGGTTACAGATAACCGGAAAGGATGAGATACCTTTGCCTATGGAAACGGATAATTGGGTGTTATTATTCAACGGCCAAATCTATAACTACAGAGAATTGAACCATGATTATCTATACATGTATGATTTTAAGTACGATTCAGATTTCGAAACTATAATTTACGGCTTTGAAAAGTATGGCGAAAGTATAATTAAACTCTTTGAAGGGCAATTTGCTATATTTTTATACAACAAAATCACACATCAACACTATACTTTTACAGATCATTTCAAAATTAGGTCAATGTATAGGGCTTATTATGAAGATTCGATAATATATAGTAGTAATTTACGATCATTACCAGAGATTAAATTTCATCAACTACCAACAAGGGGTTACGGAAATGTCACAAACGCAACTGAATTATGAGTGATAGAATGAGAAAAGCATTAATAGACACTGGCTTATCATTATTAACTTTGATTATAGTGTGTGGAATAGGATTATTAATAGGGTATTATATAGATAGTACATTATTAGTCATATCTGTAACCGTAGGCGTATCAGTGTTAATGGTTTTCTTAATGTCTTATTATGATAACTACTAACTTTTATAACGACTTCAAGCGAGCAGTCAAGATAAGGACGGTTGACAATATGGCTGTACCTGTTTCTGGTGGTTTAGATTCTACTTTGATAGTTAAGGCTTTGAGGGATAATGGTGATATCTATAATTGCAAGCTAATTAACATACAAGACGATGGATCGGACTACCTTTACGAGGTTGAAAGTAAATTCAGATACACCCAAAAAGAAATAGAATTTTACAGTATACCAGCAAAATATGATGAGATCGATCTTGAAAAGATGATTGAAATCTGGGAAGAACCATACTACGCAGCTAGTATAAATTATTATTTATTTCTTCATATACATTTATTAGGTTCTAGAGTTTGCATGTCCGGTTGTGGAGCAGATGAACTATTCGGGGGTTACACATACTATAACACACCCGATTATCCACGTGGATTTATGCAGCCAATCGAGGCTATAAGCAACGAAGCAAAGAAGAAACAAGATTTGCACCTACTAACACACCACCATTTACGTAAAATGGACAAGATGGGTATGTATTTCAACGTAGAGAGCCGTTATCCTTTTTTAGATAGCAAGGTATCAAAATACGAAGATGTAGGTAAGAGCATGATTAAAGAAATACTTTCAGAAGACTTTGACGATGATTTTATCAATAGACCAAAGCAAGGATTTAGAGCAGGTGAAAGCACGAAAGATATGTATTTGAAACAAGTTAATATTTGGACTAAATTATTCACATGAGATTAGGAATATTCTACACCATATACAACGGAACCGAATTATTAAACGGAGCCATTAGAAATATACTACCATATGTTGACGTTGTATTACTACACTATCAGACAACATCAAACAGAGGCCATAAAAGCGATGAATTTGAAAAGTGGTATGAAGAGAACAGAGATATTTTAAGCGATAAGATACGTGTTCTAAAGTACAAACCTCGTAATGATTGGCAGGCAACAAAGAAGAACGAACGAATAAAGCACAACCAAGCCATTGATTTTCTACGTAAAGAAGGTTGTACACACTTTATGATGTCGGCCTGTGACCATTACTATAACCCTTTTGAGTTTAAAGCTGCAAAAGAATATCTAAAAAGTAATGAATTTGATGTAACTTGGACTAAAATGTATACATATTATAAAAATCCGACTTGGCAATTAACACCTATGGAAGATTATTACATGCCTTTCATTAATAAATTAACGCCTGAAACAAAGATATGTTCACGTTTTCCAGTGCGAGTTGATCCAAGTTGTGGTATTGCACCGTATAAAAGTTATAAAGGGTTTGATGAAAAGGAAATGGTAATGCATCATTACTCAATGATTAGAACAGATATAAGAAATAAGTTTAAAAATGCAGCGGCCAGTATCAATTGGAAAGCTGAACAATTTGTAAATGAGTATGAAAATTACGATATTAAAGAGAATCCCGGAGTAAGTTATTTTCAAGGGAGAAAAATTAAAGTAGTACCAAATTGGTTTAATATATAATGGCAACAGTAACAGAAGTAGTAACGGAATTTGAAACCATTGCAGACGCGCAAGTAGGGGTGAACACATTTAAATACAACTACCCTTGGAACAAGGACGCTTGGCTAGAAGTGACTTATCCTGTTTTAATGCTACATACTATCAGGGAAACAACAACGCAAAGCCGTAGGAATCAATATAAGGTATATACAATTACGTTTGGTGTTTACGATGATTACTTAGAAGCTGAGAAGGTGGCAACAGATAGAGCAGCCAAGCAAAGCGAATTGGAAGCTTTAGGGATTCACTTCCTTTTGGAGTTCGATTCAAGAGCCAAAGAAAAAACAAGTGACGAGGCATGGTTCAGATTAACAGGAGACAGCGAAGAAAGACCAATAGGTGAATTCATTGAAAATATGGGTGACCAAAATTTGTACGGTTACGAAATATCATTTTTATTACAAGTGCCAGACGAATGCACAACGGGAACATTTAACTATTAATGGAAAAGAAGAAAGAAAAATGGCCAGTTACTTTTGTTATAGACAGTAATCGTGTGACTTTAACAATTCCGTTATGTTATGAAATATATTTAAGTCGAGGTGCTTTACCTTTCATTGTAACTTGTGTTAACTAATGTTAGAAGCTGCAAAAATATCATATAAGCAATTAGCCAAAGAGCTTCTAAACTTGGAGGCCGCTGAAATTATTTCACAAGGACACAGGGCTACAGGCTCATTAATAAAGTCTTTTGAAAACCCAGTAAAAGACATACCGGGAGGAATAGCAATTGAAGGGTTAATGAATCGTTACGGTTTAGCTCTCGAAAAGAAAAGGCAACCGGGCAAACCGCCTCCTGTTTCAGTGTTAATAAAATGGATTAGAACAAAAGGAATATCAAGCCCAAATAAAACAACTAGACAAATTGCATTTGCAATGCAAGAGGCAATAAGGCGCGAAGGAATACCAACAACAGGACGTAAGACCCCAAACGGAAAGGGGTCTTTTAGATTTTCTAAAACAGGAAGGCGAACAGCTTGGTTAACCACGGTATTAAAACAATCAGAGCCATTAATTGAAAAGCGAACAGAGGAAGCGATAGGCAAAGAAGCTGAAGTAATTGTTGAAAATATTGTAAGACTATTGCAAAAAAATTCAAATGGGTAATATAAGTGTAGATAGTAGGGTAACGTCACCTAGTCCACTAGGAAAACAAGTATGGTATGAGGTAAGCTCAGATGATGCGGATATTGTCAGAATGAAAGGTTATATTGACCTAGACCCGGATGCTATTATCATATTAGACCCTGAAATTGGAGATACGAATACTTTTATTTTTGACTTTCAAAAGATAGTTGAAAGTAATCTTGGGGGTTATTTGACAACTGAAGAAGGTGGTCATGGTATGCCTATAATTGATACGTTTACAATACTAGATGCAAACGAAGCTTTTTACAGTATTAACCCGACTTTTACTGAGCTAGTCAGTACGGCAAGTGGGGGATTAGTCGAGGGTTCAACAATTAGCCCGGTCGGTGTTAGTACTAATGTATTAAATTCTTTCTTACCGAGGGAGCAATCACAAACATTTGGAATATTTGATTTGAATAGTTCATCTGATCGATTCTTAACTAATAATTCTCCTAATTCTCCTTTTCCTATTACATCAAGAAAAATAAGATTAGAAGATAATGAGTGGTTAAGTGCTTTTGACTCTACAGCGCATACAGATTTATATCTAAGGGTAGCCGTAACAAATACGAGCGGTGTTGAAACGGTTTCTTATATTGATGCTTCAGATTTGGCAACATATGACAGGGCCGATATTCCAGTAGGGCCGGTAAATTTAAACGCTGCAACATTAGATACTACTTACGGATCAGGTGTTCAACCAATAATTGATTCGACTACTAAAAGCTATACGGTAAGGATTGTTAGTTTAGGTAGTGAGGAAATTACAAACGGAACTTTTGCTGTCGATGCAAACTGGACAAAAGGCGGCAACTGGACAATAGGAAGCGGTGTTGCGACTAATTCCGTTTTCGGGACAGGTGATGTCTTAAGTCAAACCTTGACTTTATCCACAAATCAAGATTACATATACACTGGTGACGGTTTATTCATTACTAATACAACTAAGGCATTAGTACAATTCAACGATGTTAATATTGTTGATATGATAGGTACTGGATTGAGTCCAGAGTCGTTAAGTTTCTCTCAAGAATTCACCACTGACTCAGTTATAAGTAATGCAGATATTGAAATAATCGCAACGGTAACGTCAGGGTTTGTTTCGGTTGATAACATAAGTATTAAAACCATATCAACACTATCTGAAACTGTAACATATATAATATCTGATAGATGTCTAAATCATGAGGTTAGGTTTCATTGGGAAAATAGATTAGGCGGCTTAGATTCTTACACCTTCCAAAGTGAGAATAGAGGCATTAGAGTGAATAAAAAAAGCTACAATAAGCCATTAACTAAAGACTTTACAGTAGAAAGCAGAGGTAAAACAACACTTGGAGGAACTTCGAACATACAATATCAAGCCTTCACGCTACCATTAAAGGACAATGAATTGATATGGTTAGAGGAATTATTCGAAGATAGGGCGACATATATCGAAGTAAACAGCGAATTTATACCAGTAACAGTTACAAGAAACTCAGTGCAAACGGTTGAAGATGGGTTGGTACAGTTAAGAATTGATTATACATATGCTAATGAGAGAATAATACTAGGTAAATAATGGGGGTTACAGTTGAAATACGAGATAGTGATAATTCAATAGAAGGGATTCTTGAGGTTCAAGATTCAACCGCCTTTCCTTTATCATTAACCTATGGTATAGCAGATATTAAAAACGCTACACCAACAAATAACCGTTGGCGAGGCGGTTCTTATTCAAAAGATTTTTCCGTAGCTGGTTCACACGCTAATAACCTATTATTACAACATATCTATGATACTAACATAGACGATGTTAAAGATATGAAGGCATTAAAGCCTTGTGTCGTTAAGGTTGATGGTATCCCGTACATGAATGGTAATTTTAAAGTGATAGATATTACCACAAGTAAAGGCGTTAGGTCTTATAAATGCAGGGTAACAGGTGACAACCTTGTATGGGTCGATCAATTCAACGGATTAAGATTAAACGAATTGAGTTGGGGTTCTCATACATTTGACAAGACAACAATTGAAGCTAGCTGGACAGCAACAAATTTAGATTACTATTATCCTATTACAAATTATGGTAAATGGGACGTATCCGGACAGGTAAGCGTTGAAGATTTAAGGCCGGGTATATTTTTTAAGTCTATTATTGATAAAGCATTTTTAAATGTAGGTTATAAGGTATCAAGTAATTTTTTTGATAGCGCACAATTTGGTGAATTATTTAGGCTTTTTACGGGTACAGGATTCAAACATCCACAAAGTACATTGGACACAAATCAATTTACAGCTACTAAAACAACTGACCAAGACGTTAATTTTGGGTCAAAGGCTTTTAATGTTGATTTAGGAGGAACTATAAACCCTATTGAGTTTGAGTCAACGGATAATGCGGGTGTGTTTAATGTATCAACGGATAAATTTACGGCTATTGAATACGCTAAATACGACTTTGAATTAAGTTTAAATGTTAAGGCCGTACAGAGCGCGCCTGATAATAACTATCTTCAAGTTAGGTTAAACGGTTCTTTGATTGAGGAAATAGAAATATTTTGGATAAATGGAACTTCAACGAGTACACCTGGATTTTCTTCAGTAGAAGATTTAATAGTAAAACCTACTGCTTTAACATTACAAGTCGGTGACGAGGTTACATTTGCTTATAGATTTGAGTATACACAGATAAAGTCTTTAGCTAATGTAGAAATATCGATGTTAACAGGTACGACATTATCTAATTTAATGAGTCCACAATTTATTAGAGGCGTAAATGTAAATTTAGCACAGCAATTACCTGACACTGAAATAATAAAATATATCAACGGTTTAACTCACTGCTTTAATTTGGTATGGAAAACGAATGTGTCTGAAAAAACCGTAATAGTTGAGCCTTTTGATAATTGGGATGATATAAGTGATGTAAATCAAGACGGATTTTATAAAGCAATAAGTGAGGCGAATGATTTTACTCAAGATTTAGATATTGGTAAATCCTATACGGTCGGGTTTTTAAGTGACTATAAGCGCGAAATAAGATATGAGTATAAAGAAGATAACAAAGATGATTTTTTAAAGAAAGTTAATGAGGCGGTTGAGGAAAGCTATGGAAGTTACAAACATACTTTTTCAGATCGTTTTAAAGAAGGTGAGCAGAAAAGCCAAAACCCAACATTTGCATTTACATACTACATAAAAGATACCACTGTAGGAACTAATTCACTTACTAATCAAAGCCCTTTATTAGCTAGATTATGGAAGGAAACAAAAGAAAACGGGGCGGTTCCTGAGTTCGACACTGATTTTGAAGAAAGAATAGTGTATAGGAATGTAGATGTTCAAGGTAGTGTTCAATTAAATTGGGAGGGTTCTTTAATTAGCAACATTCCTACGGGTTTAAGTTTTGGTGACAGAACTACCGATTGGGATTTAAAATACAATGGTCAAAATGGATTGGTTGGCACTTTTTATGCCTCTCAATTAAATGTAATTGAAAAGGGAATATTTGTAAATGCCTTTTTTAAATTCAGAGAAAGCAGAATTCAACAATATGAAAATGGAGATTTATCGAGAGAGCCGTTATATTTAAGTAACCCACCAGAGTTAAAAGGATATTATTTAATAAATGAAATTGCAGACGTTACGCCTCAAAATCCTAATACATATAGATTTGAGTTGATTAAATATGAAAATAGAGAAAGTGCAATTATTGATACCAATCAAGACGATGGGATAGGAAATGGGCCTTTTGGCGAAGAAAGTATTTATAGCCCTGGTTTAGAGAATAGCATAAAGCCTGATTCAATACCTGTTTGGGCAGAGATAACATTAAGCGGCACAAATACAGCTATTTTACATGTAACAGTGTATGATAGTGATGATAACACAATTAAAGCAGTTACAATTCCGGGATAATGGCAGAAAAAGTAGTAGGATTTAGGATTGAGTTAAAAGGTGATGATCAATTAAGTAGTGATATTTTACGACTTAATAAGCAGTTAAAAGAACTTACAGATCAGAAGAAACAATTAGATGCAGAGCTAAAAGATAACTCGGTAGAAAAGAGTGCTGAAGATTTTGATAGGCTGAATAAAGAAATTGCAGAAACAAATCTTGAAATAAAACAAACCCGTTCAGAGCTAAACAAACAACAAAAGGACTTTCTTAAAACCCGTCAAGCAGTTGAGGCTACAAGTGGAAGTTATAACGATCTAGTAAAAAGAAACCAAGCATTAAGAGCCGAATTAAAGGCTTTGCCAAACGCTTTTGATAAAACCAATAAAAAGGCCAATGATTTAAAAACAGAAATATCTCAAGTTACCACTGAGTTAAAACAATTTGATAAAGAGTTAGGTGATAATTTTAGAAGTGTTGGCGATTATGGTAGTGCTATTTCAGGATTAGCAGACCAGTTGAAAGGTTTAGATTTTGGGGGAGGTAATTTAAAAAATGCTGGTGGATTACTTAAAAATATAATACCTCAAATCAGTAAATTTGGCGGTGTTTGGGGGATAGCAGCGGGCGCGGTAGCAACGGGGGCAGTCGTAGCAACAGACGCATTATTAGACCTTACCAAAGAAGTAAATAAGGCAAATTCACAGGTTCAGAAATTATTTGGTGTTACAGATAACGAGTTACAAAAATTAACATCAGGCATACAGGCAACAGCTGATACATTTGGTAAAGAATTTAATGAGGTGTTATTAGCTTCTAACACTTTATCTAAAGAATTTGGTATAAGCGGAGCTGAGGCGTTAGATTTAATTAATAAAGGTTTTTTAGCTGGTGCAGATGCAAATGGTGAGTTTTTAGATAAGCTAAGGGAATACCCTACGCAGTTTAAAGCTTCTGGTTTTAGTGCTGAAGAATTTATAACAATAGCTACACAGGAAGTAAAAGAAGGTATATTTTCAGATAAAGGTGTAGACGCTGTAAAGGAATTCGGACTAAGAATTAGAGAGCAAACAACCGCAACTAAAGACGCTTTAAATGATGCTTTTGGTAAGGAGTTCTCCGACAAGTTATTGAGAGGTGTTAGGGATGGTTCTATTAGCACGGCTCAAGCTTTAAAACAAGTTTCAACAGCTTTAAATCAGGGGGGAATAGAGGCAGACAGATTGCAAACTGTTTTAGCAGATGTATTCGGTGGTGCTGGTGAAGATGCAGGGTTGAGATTTTTACAAACTTTAAAAGATGTAGACGGTGAAATAGAAGGATTAGTTGATGATACCGATAAATATACACAATCACAATTAGAGTTATTAGACGCTAACCAAAGAATTGAACTAGCACAACAACAAATAGTAGCCGCTTTTGACCTTACGGGCAACGAATTAAGCGGATTAACCGATCAATTACAGGCTTTCTTGTTAGAGGGCTTAGTTAAGTTAATTGATGTAGGGGTTGACGTTATAAACTTCTTTATTGACTTTTATAATGAATCGGCAATAGCAAGGGCGGCTGTTGAGTTTTTTGGCGCTCAAGTTAGCACGATAATTGATGCAGTTGTATTAAACTTTGGTGTTCTCTTTGATGCGGCTAAATCTGTAGGCGGTATATTAAAGGGTGTGTTTACTTTAGATTTTGAGGCTATAAAAAGTTCATTTTCTGAGGGCTTCACAAATATTAAGGCTACAATAATAGACTTCGGTAAAAATGTGGCAACAAATTACACGGAGGCTTTCGAGGCAACGGTAGAACAAAGGAAACCTATTGAGAAAATCAGTAAAGAAGCTTTATTTAAGCCAGCCGAAAAAGCGGGGACAGAAGCTGGAACAGTAGCAGGTGAAGGATTTGTTGAAGGATTTAAAACAACAACAGCCGACCAAGCAAAGGCAGATTCAGCGGCAAAGAAAGCTAACGAAGCCGCTAAGAAGGCATTTGAAAAATACTTTGAGCCTTTAGAGGATTTAGATTTTGAAGTAAAGCCAGAGATTATAATAGAGCCTTTAGAAGAATTACTTCCTGAGGAGAACTTTTTGCAAAGAGTATTTTCTTTAGATGAAGAAGCACAAACTGCTTTAGCTCAAAATTTAAAAAACACAATAGGTAATATAACTGAAGAAGTTAACAATATAGTATTTCAAAATCTTCAGAAACGATTAGATAGAGAAACTAACGCGCAAGTTGACGCTTTAGAAGCTCAAAGGGAGGCTGCGCTAGATAATGAGAATTTAACCGATGCTGAAAAAATAGCTATCGGCAAAAAGTTTGATAAACAAAGATCGGATTTAGAGCTAAAAGCAGCTAAGAAAAGCAGAAACTTACAAGCACAACAGGCGGTTATTTCCGCATTTTTAGCAAGTGGTAGAGCATTAGCGACACCTCCAGGCCCACCTTTTACTTTACCTTTAGCGGCACTAGCATTAGGCGAGGGATTAGCTCGTGCAGCGGCAATTAGAGCTACCCCGTTAGCTTTAGGCGGTGACTTTATAACAGATGGTCCCGAACTATTATTAGTCGGTGATAATCCCGGAGGGCAGGAAAGGGTTCAAGTTACACCGCTGAGTAGTCCAAATGTAAACGGGCCACAAGTAAATCAGAACTTTGTAAATAATCAACAAGGGTTAGATATGGACGGTATGGAATCAAGGATAGCACAAGCGGTTATAACTGCTATTGGTGCGATTCCGGTTGTAGTAAGCGAGGGAGCAATAACAAACGCACAAAAACAAGTACGAGTAATTCAAAACGAAAGTGGTTTTTAAAATGATATTCGAGCAAGCAGACAAAGAATTAAAAGAAAAAAGGCGTGAAATATGCAATGATTGCCCAAAGAAGAGGGGCAAATTTAAATTATTGGGTATAACATTTGCTAAACGCGATCAATGCGTGGTATGTTTATGTGACATTAAAAATAAGACAGCAATAAAATTAGAACGATGTCCGATAGGAAAGTGGTAGAAGATTATAAAGAAGAAATTCAAGCCCATTTAGCAGCGATAAAAGTTAGTGGTAAAATACGCCCGGACTTTGCGGCTATAAAAGGGTTGTGTGAAATATACGAAATAACTGTAGGCGATAAATGTTGTATGGGTTGTTCGCGGCACTTAGGAAAAGTTTTAAAATATTTTATAAGCTATGCCAAAAGAATCTGGTAGGAAATTACTTGACCAATTAACTGGAAATCCTGAAACGGATTTTAAGATTCAGAAACAAATTTGGTTATTATGGAAATCTGAGACAAAGCAAGGAAAGGTTTGTTTTGGGTGTACAGTAAAAAAGGCGATAGAATGGCTAACAAAAAATTAAACAGAGAAGTAATTGACAGTTTTATTAAAAATTTCACCAAGGATTTAATCAAAAGATATGGTGAAAATGCAAGTTTAGAGAACACTATTTATCATTTGATAGATAAAGGCATTGCACCGACCAGTAGGGTGAGAGATTTTGCTATTGTACATGACTATCAAGAATATAAAGCAAATTCAACTGGTTCAACATGGGACTTTTTAATGGATGGCGAGGAAAAATACGACCTAACAGGTAAGAAAATAAAGTCAAAAATCAACGATCATACCCTTAGATATTGCTGCGTGAAACATGCAGAAAAAAAGTAATAAGTAAAAAGGGGATACACCTTTGTATGTAAGTGTAGTATAATTGCTACATGGATTCATGGTATGTACTTAATAAAGTAAATAATGATGTTACAATTGACATCAACGAAGATATAGGATTTTTCGGAGTTACTGCTAATAGCTTTATAAACGAAGTAAAAGCACAGGAGGCCGATTCACTTCATTTAAACATGGCTTCATTAGGTGGTTCTTTAACGGACGCACTAGCTATCTATGATTTTCTAAAAACTTTTAAGGGAACAACTACAGGCCGATATACTGGCCCTTCCGCTAGTTCAATGACTGTTATTGCGGCTGCCTTGGATAAGGTAGAGGCAGGCTCAAACACACCTATTTTAGTTCATAATCCTTGGACTATGACAATGGGGAGTGCTGATGAATTAAGAAAGGAAGCTGATAACTTAGATAAATTTCAGGACGCAATAGTAAACATCTACAAAAAGCAGACGGGGCAAAGAAAAAGCGCAATTAAAAGCTTGATGGATGAGGATAAGTGGATTGATGCAAAAGAGGCTAAAGCTTTTGGATTGATTGATAAAATTGTTGAGCCTGAAAACGTCCAGAATGTAACACAAACGGTAATGAATAAAGTAAGGGATAAAAAATATCCTGACATTCCTAATAAATTTCAAAACATTAAAACAAAAACAATGGAAAATCAAGAAGACACTACCGAAAAGGTAGAAAAAAGTGCTTTGGATAAAATCCTTGCTTTCATAACTCCAAAAGAGAAGGAGGAGAAAAAAGAAGGTTTATCTGACGAAGAAATTAAAGCGATTGCGGACGCTACAAACGCACAAATCGAAGCTGTAACAGCAGAAAAAGAAGCCGAAATAGAAAACAAAAAGAAAGAGCTATCAGAAAAGGATACTGAAATGGCAGAATTAAGAGCTAAGATAGCGAAGTATGAAGCTAAAGAAACGGTCATACCAGCAAAAGAGGATGACGTTAAAACAAAAGATAAAAAAGAGCCTCAATTTTCAAGCTTGGTAAATCAACAAGTTAAAAAAATTCAAAACAGACTAGGTTTAAATTAAACAGATATGGCAACTAATCAATTAACATCAAACATTACGCATACTTATGCTGGTAAAGAATTTCTAACAAAGTTATTCTTTCAACCTCAATTAGAGGGCAAAGACTTGTATAGAGAGTTTCAATTTATTCCTGATTTACGGGACAAAGTAAATATCTACTTACCAAGACGACTGCAAAAGATTTTAAGAGCAGATACGGATTGTGGTTTTACGGCTGTGGGAACCACTACTATAGACGATAAGACTATCACCGGTTGTAAAGTTAAGTTTAACCTTGAAGAGTGTTCAGATGCTTTCGATAATACTATTTTTCAGGAGTTTTTGAAAACTGGCACTGACCGAAACGACATGATAGGAACAGTAGTTGATACTATTATGCAGGAGCAAACCGAGAGAGCAGTTAGAGAAGACAATCAGAAACTTTTATGGTTTGGTGATGATGCAGATGCAGACTCATTCTATGGAATTTGTGACGGTATTTGGAGACTATTAATAGACGCTTCAAGTTCTTTAGGTTATTCAATTGACATGTCGAACGATTCTAACATCGAAGATGGAGCAGGTGTATTAGTAGCAGATGGAGCGCAAGAGGCATTAGAACAGATTTGGACTAATCAGCCAGCTACTTTAAGAGCTATACCGAGATCAGATAAAAGGTTTTATGTAACTGCGACTATTTGGGATAATTACTGGAAAACTTTAGAAAATACTTCTACTGATTCAGGCTTGCAAAGATTGCAAGACGGTACAGTTTCTTTAAGTTACAGAGGAGTTCAGTTAGTTGAAATGTCTGAATGGGATGACGCTTTAGCTGATGCTGCAAACCCTTTCCAAGCAGAAATTGGTGATAATGCTATTTTGTATACTACGCCTGATAATATTGTAATTGGTGCAGATGTAAATGACGCAAACGCAGAAATGGAAGTTTGGTACGACAAATTGAATGAATTGGTTTACCGTAAAGGTAAATGGATTCAAGGCGTTCAATATGTCGAAGACGAGCTAATGTGTATCGCTATTTAATAACCTTTTAAAGTTAAAAATTATGACACAATTATCAGGAGGTTTAGATGTAGCATGTGGTGACGAGAAACGCAGGGGAGGAGTCAAAAATCTGTGGTTAACCGAAAGGGACAACATAACAGATTTTACAGCCGGAGCAACGGATCATGAGTACACAGCGGTTACACTAACATCAACAACAGTAAAATTTTATAAATTCGAATTTAACGACTTTACAGGTGGTTTCGGATCTACTGGAAACAGTGAGAACGGGTCAGATGTTCAGGAAGTAGAAGGTGAATTTCATGTTCCAAAAATGGAAAAAGTGAAAGCGGCTATACTTCAGGAATTGAAAACAACTTGTAAGGTAGTAGCGGTTTACGAAGATTATAATCAAAAGTTTTTTGTAGGTGGTTATGATGAAATCTTGGAAGAAAAAGCGGCTTTATTAGTAACCTTAGATGAGTTATTAGGCACTGACTTGCAAGATGAAAACGGATATGTCATTCATTTGACTGGTAAGGCGGCAGAACTTCAAAGAGAGTTCACCGGAGATACTACCGATAGCACAAAATTCGAACAATAAAATAATGGGGAGGGGTTAACTCTCCCCTTTTTTACTTATGGCAAAGACAAAGACAGTACAGAGAACTATTTACGCTACTGCGAGTGTAGGTAAAATACCTAAAGAAGCCGACACAAGACAAGATCAGAAGCAAACTGATTGGGTTCTTTTTTACAAAGACACGGATAATTCATTTCCAAATAATTTAGCTACAAAGATTTTAAGGAGTGGTACTAATTCAGGTATCATTAATTCTAAAACCACACTAACAACGGGTAATGGATTAATCTATTTCAAAGATTCAGAAGAAATTGAACTGAAGGAAGGTGATCAGGCTTATGTTGATGGGGTTAATCTAAGGGATGAAACGCTAGACGAGTTATATGAAATGTGCGCTTATGACTATATCGCTTTTGGAGCTTGTTTTATTGAAGGCGTACGAAAGGACGGGAATGTATTTTATTTCCATAAAGACGCTACAGATATAAGATTGGGATATGAAAATAATGAAGGGGTAATTGATACGGCTTATATTTCTCCGGATTGGGCAACAATAAAGAATAATCGAAAATTAGATAAAGATCAACAAGGCCGTATGAAACCAATACCCATGTACAATGGGACTGATACACAGCCTAATTTTTTATTAATGGTTAAGCGTAGAGTACCGGGTATGCGTTATTATGGATTACCTGATTACATCGCAGCGGTTCTGTCCGGTTGGGTAGATATAAATTACAGAGTAGGAAAATTCAATATAGATAATTTCGATAACGGCTTCATGCCTTCGGGATTGATTCAGTTTTTTGGGCAACCCCCAGAGGGTAAAACACCTGAAGATATGATAAATGATTTCGTTGCCAAATTCACTGGTGAAGGGAATAATAGCAAGTTGTTGATGCAGTTGTTGGATAATCCAGACCAAGCAGCAAACGTTCAATTATTTGATCAAATAACAGATGGTGATTTTCAGATTTTAGACAAAATGGCTGATCAACAACTAGTGACAGCTCATGGTTGGTATAGAAGTTTAACAGGATTGGCGGAACCTGGAAGCTTAGGAAGTAACCAACAGATAAGAAATGAATATGATTTAGCAATGAATATGAAGGTTGTACCAGATTATAGGAAGCCGTTAAATAGATTATTTAATAAGATGCTTAGGATTGCTGGTAAGGACTTTAAAGTAGATGTTCAAAATCTAGCTCCGTTAAGTTTAGCAAATAACATAGAAGTGAATAAGTGTTTAACAATAGATGAAGGCCGGGGAGTTTTAGGATTTGAGCCTATAGAAGGGACGCTGGGAGAAGAATTAATTGATTTAGAAGACCGTGAAATTTTAACAGAAAATGGAGATACTAGCACAAGTGGAGACACTGAGTAATTATGATCAAGTGCCGATAGTAATTGGTATGATTATTTGTCTATTGGTTATAATGTTTTCTATTAAATACCTAACACCGAAAAAAATACAAATATCAGGATTTGAGGCGATGGATATAACTATGGAGATGCTTGATAAAGTAAAAGGCGTTACTATTGATGGTAGTACTATTGAAAAAAGAGCCTCCAGCCTTCAGCACAATGTAAATGAAGCGTTAAGTGCTGAGAACAGAGATACTTTATTAGTTGTTTTAACTGATTTAAAAGAAGGACTTATAAAGATAGATGATAATATGCAAGATGCTTACAAAGAATTAGCTGAGAGGGATAATAGACACCATGAAGAGCGTATGGGTTTACAAAAAAGTTTGAATAAAAAAATAATTGAATTAGCAAATAAAAGAAGGTAAAATGGCTATAAATATAACAGATAATACTTCACACATATCAATATCAATGGGCAATGGTGATGTAAAAACTTTTCCAAAGGGAGCTACTAAAATTGATTTAATAGGAAACAAGGTAATTATAACTGACATATCAGATCAAAGAGGCGAACCTGTTACATTAGATTCAAGTAATGTACAAACTCCTGCGAGTGCGAATAATACAGTTTTACATACTACATTATCTGGTTATTTAGACACTGGATCGGGTTCTGGTTCTTCTTTACTTGCAACGGCTCAAAATCAAATTAATAGTTTTACTTTTTTAGACAACATAGATAATAATACTTATAGTTCTGCTACGTTTTTAGATCAAATAAATGACAAAATCCCCTCTTTAGGGCAAACAACTAAATCTGGATCATTACCGACAACTAGGGCAAGTGATGAAGACGATTATCCAGTGACCGGAGATGTTGCTAATGATGCTGTTGATTCTGGTAACCCTGTAAAAATAGGCGGTTACGCTGGTGATTATAATGATTCTTCAGAGGTTGCAGAAGGTGACAGGGTAAGGGCTTTATATGATCGTACAGGTGTTCAATTTGTAATAGGTGGTCATTCGAATGTGCAAAGAAAGGTATTCTTGGCCGATGACGCTAATACAAATGTTGATATGTTGGGGGCTGTAACGGGAACGGGATATGTAATAACATCTTATCAAATTGTACCTAGCTCTGATATGACAGCTACAAATATTAGAATCGGATTCGGAGCGTCAACAACTCCGGCGGCTCCAACAAACGGAACATCTGTCGCAGACCTATTATTTTCTAATTCAAGCGTTGTTGCAGGAGAGAGTTTTCGAGAGGGTGACGGTTCAGGGATTATAGCAATGGGACAAGCAGGTGAGGAATTAAGAATAACTAATACAGCACCGGGAACGGGCAATTTTACAGTAAATATAACATACTTTACAATATCAATGCCAGCACCTCCTTAATTTATAACTTAAAAGGTCACAAAAAAAATGGGAATAGTAATAACAAATAACACATCGAATATTCAAATCGATTTAGGTAATCCACAGGGAGATATAAAAATGTTTCCTAAAGGATCAACACGTATAGAATTAATTAATAATAAAGTAGAAATAACAGATATATCCAACGAGAGGGGCGAACCTGTTACATTAGATTCAAGTAATGTTACAACACCATCAAGCTCAAATAACACTGTGTTACATGCTACTTTAATTGCTTATTTGGATGCTGGGTTATCTTTAGATTTTCATACAGAAGTAGCAATGGGAAATATAACAGGTTATGAAACTTGGAATAAATTCGGATATAATGATGATATTGACGTTGGAACTGAACTTATAGCAAGTTGGGGCGGTGCTTTTCAATACTTAACAAGTGGCGAAACTATTGATATAGTAAGCACAAGCGCAAATGATACTGTTTTAGGCTCTCATTGTCAAAAAATTATTGTTTATGGAGTAGATGAAAATTGGGAAAGTCAAATTGAAATAATAGAAATGGACGGTACTAATACTATCACAACTACAACTCAATGGATAGGCATTAATAGGGTTGCTATATTTAAAGCTAATGCAACCAATAAACAAAACGAAGGAACTATTACAATAACGGCCAACTCAAGCAGTTACACAATGGCACAAATGCCAGTGGGGCAAGGGACAACTCAACAATGTATTTTTTATGTTCCTTCAGGCTATCAATTTAATGCAGAGTGGTTATATTTTAACATTATTAAACCAACTGGTCAAACTCCGAAGGTTGATCTTTTAGGATATGTTTATTCTGATGCCTCTACGGCAGAATATGAAATATACAGAGATTCTTTAGACACGTCAGACGGTAATCATATTGATGTGAGGCCGCCTGTACCTTTTGTTGTTAGCGAAAAAAGCATTTTATGGTTTGAAGCAACAACGGATAAGGCTGATACGAATGTCCGGTGTAGATTTTCGGGTGAACTTGGACTAAAACAATGATATGTCATCAACAACAGAAATAATAACAACAACAGAGATAATTGATTTGGCTATACCTTTAAAAGCAGGGTTTGAGCCGAGATATTTATCTAAGTGGATTTTAAAAGCGCAAAGGCAATATATACGCCCGTTTTTAGGTGATGACTTCTACGAAGAAATAACCGATCAGGTTGAAAACACCACTTTAACAGCTGATAATACAGCTTTATTAGATAACTATTTAAAGCCTATGTTAGCTCATTACGTTGTTTATGAGCGGTTGCCAATGATAAACGACCATATTTCTAATAGTGGCACGATGTCGGATTTTAATGAGTTTAGTAACGCTTCAGGTAATACAGGCAAAGGTCTGGTAAGAAATCAAATGTTGGCTGATGCAGGAAACTTTGAAGAGCAAGCCGACCAGTTTATTAAGGATGAGCAAGAAGACGATAGCACTAAATACCCTTTATATGGTTGCGGCGAAAGGAATGTAAATAAATACGGATTTATAACTTATTAGGATGGGAGCAAGAAATGATCATAAAAGTATTGAGAATAGCCAAATTCACCCACCAAAGGATTTCGTAACTGCAAGTGATGGAGACACATTAAGGCGCAATTTAAACGCAGAATTAGAATGGAGTAGTAACCCTTGGAAATTATCAGTGTTAGATTTAGCAGACATTAACGCGGCACCGCCCACAGAAGTTGATGGTGATAGGTATATATTAATTGAAGTTGCTTCGTCGGTTGTTGATTCTGGTTGGGATGGAGCCGCTATAAATGATATAGTTGAATATTCTGAAGATCAGGATAATTGGGGGAATTACACACCTTCAGAGGGCGATACGCTATACGACAAAGATGCTAATCGTGAATATAGATTTGATGGAACGGATTGGGTAGCAACGACCGGTGCAGGTTCAGGTGGCATATATGATGGTAGTGGCACAGTCCCTACAAGCGTAGTTGCTACATTAACTGATGACATAACATTTTCCGGAGGTGCTTCGGCTGGTGTTGTAAAAATAGCTAGTGATATAAAAGCAAACGGATCAGATATAGCTCATTTGGATTTTGTCGGAGACGATGCTAGTGATAATGAGACTATTTACGCCCAAATTAGAGGGCATATAGATACAAATACAGCAAATGACGAATTAGGAGAATTAATTTTCCTTTGCCAAGGAGGGAGCGGTACTTTATATCAAAGAATGAGAATAACAGAGGACGGATCAATAATAATAGGTGCCACTGGCACCAGTGATGCAAGTGTACAAATAAAAGACTCCGGAGGTGTTGTTGATATTGATTTAGACCCTAACGGAACATCAACCTTTACAAACGATTTAAAAATAGACGGTGTAATTACTTTAACAGAAACTACGACACCTTCAGCATTAACTAATTACGGTAAGATATACCCAAAATCAGATAATTTATTATACTTCCAAGATGGGGCAGGTACGGAGCATAGTATTGATTTGGACGGTTCAGGAGGTGCGGCTGGATTGCCTACAGATTATTTAACTGAATTGAAGGTTAATTATGTTTCGGCAACCACAATTCAAATTGAGGCCGGAAGTTGTCGAGATAGTACAGATACAGATGATATAGTTTTAGCCTCTAATCAAAACGTTGCAATTACAACAAGTGGTGCAAATGGCTTAGATACAGGATCGGAGGCTTCAAACACTTGGTATTATGTTTATGTTATTTATGACAATGCTGATGTATTAGCAGAGGCAGGATTGTTGTCTACTAGTTCAACGAGTCCAACGCTACCTAGTGGATATGATACATTTAGGCGCGTTGGAGCAGTTAGAAATGACGGGTCAAGCGATTTTCTTAAATTCTATTCTAGTGGTTCAGGTAGACGTAAAAAAATAATGTATGATGAAGATGGGTCAACTACTCAAGTACTAACTGCTGGCGGCGCAACATCTTTTACTAATGTTGATTGCTCAAGTTACATACCAAGCACTTCGACGTTTGGCTATTTCCAATGGGGGATATTACCTAATAATGACACTGATTATTTGGACATTAGAACGGATGGTGGCACAGGCGCAACACCGACACATAGTTTCGTAAGGCAAGGCGGCGATTTTGCCGTAGATTCATCGATGCGTAGTCAAGGTACATTGCACACTAATTCTACTCAGGTAATAGAATATTTAGTAAGTGATGCAATTGCAGACGCTTTTATAGTTGTTAGGGGTTATGATGATAATTTATAGATATGAAAGTAATAATTGAAAATAGCACAGGCGATGTAATAGCAGCTTCTTTTTCTGATTTAACAACAGATGGTAAGTATGACTCAAATATTCATTCAATACGGACAGACGCGCCAGAAGGTGTAAAGGTAAAGCTACGCAGGGTTGAACTATCAAAGGAGTGGCATAGGTGGGATGGGGCTAAATATGTTATAGTTAGTAATAGCGTCAAGTTCGACAAAGCTTCATTTGATAAGCAAAGGAGTAAATTATTTAGGGATACCGAATGGAGGTATAACAGATTTTTACAACAGGAATTGTATCTTGTTGACCCTTCTATTAAGGCTGAATTTGATTCATGGATAGCTTATTGGCAGTCTCTGAGAGATATGACAGAACAGCAAGGATTTGATCCTAATAACCCTCAATGGCCTGCACAACCATAATTATAAACTTAAACTATATATGATGACTATTAAACGAACACAATTAATTGCTTTAATTACGGCTTTAATTAGCGTTGTAGCGATTATCTATCAATTACCAAAGGATATAACCGTCGAGTTAACAAGTGCGATTGTAGGGCTTATAACAGTCTTATTTACATTATATGAGCAATTGAAACCGAAAAAGAAGAAAAAGAAATAGACTTTCTTTGTTTGTCTTATTGCGCCCCGGCTAACAACCGGGGTTTTTTTATGCAAAATAATTAAACTTTATTTGGTTTATTGAAACATTTATGTTACATTTGTAGTATACTTAACAAAACAAAGGAAATTATGGAAAACATACCAGTAGACAGACAATTTGAATTAGAACAGGAATATTCAGAGCTTCCGGTATACTGTTCTGAGTGTCAAGAGCAATTATTTGAAGAGAATGAGATTGAAATGAATTGCCATCCAGAATGTTACGACAAATTGATTGAAGAAATAGAAGCTAAAAATCCGGATCTTTAACGACCCAAATAAAATACGTCAAGCCGATAGGCGTATGGATTTTATTGTTTGTTATCGGCTTTTAAATTTATTGAAATGACACGAAGAGAATTAATACTTGCAAATGCAAATGATCTGGCTAGAGATTTTCTCTACTACGATAGAAAGGAAGATGAAGAACTTACTAAAGGAGAAATACAGGAAGCCGTAGAAAAGGGAGAGGTAACTAAAGAGGAAATAATTGAAGAGTTTAAAAGGCAACTTGACGAATGGTGGTAATTGCCGATAACGACCCTAATAAAATGTAGTAGCGCACAGCTACAAGTGATTAGAAGCAGAACGCTAACCTGCGCTATTCATTTTTATTTATTGTTAGCAAACGTTTAAATTTTAAAATAATGGAAGATATTTG